TTTTCCAAATGATATTGATTTTGCAACAAATGATTCAGTGCAGCAAGCCATTTTCTACCTAGGCTATTGTCATCAACATCAATGTAAACTGCCAGTTCACTGTGTTCGCCACGCAGGGTGATTTTGATTTCATCAAGCTTCAATTTCGTTCCACCATTTCAGCACATCAGATCTTTGTGCTAGAATATCTGTCATTGTAATAGTCTGTGTTCTAATCTGTTCTAGTTTTAGAATTCGTTGTTTTCCCCGGATCAATGCAGACTTGTGTGTGTCTGGCCATTGTTCCTCAAACGTGGGGCGTGTCTTTAACTGCGTCAGCACATCGCGCATGGCATCAGAGGTGGATTGATCAATCAATTCGTCTAGCCAGGGATCTAGCAACACACGGGGCAAGCACAGCGGGCTCATCACAATGTCTGGAGAGAAAGAGAAAATAACCTTGGCTAACAATTGTACTCCATACTTCTGTGATAATCTTTCCATCGCACCAGTTTCAAACATTCCAGGCAGAGTGAGGGTAAAATCAAGACGCATTTGTCTCGGATGCCTGGCCCGGTTGACCCCTTGTTCAAAATTATTTAAAAAGGTGGAGAATTCCAAACCTGTGCGGATGTATTCTCCGATTTGTCCTGTTCCGTCGAGGCTGGCGCAGATTTGCCAGTCCCTAACATTCGAAAGGATATCATCATATAAATTACAGCCACGATAATCCACGCGGCTAAGATTAGTATTGTATCTAGCATATAACTTAGGTCCATCTCCGAGCTCCACGATTCTTTGCATGTAGCGCCAATGCTGCTCATACATTAGCGGCTCTCCTCCAACCCAATAGACTTCTTCCACTGTGTGTCGCTCCACGGCGGCAGCAAATTCGGCTTCAACTTGATTCTCTTGAAAGTGTTTGATTTTGGCACGTATATCTGATCGCATCCAGTTATTTTTTGGATTTGTCCAATCAACCATGTTGTGAATTTTTTCTTCAGTTTCCCAGGCGCTTGAAAGCATATCTCCACAGGTTCTGCACTTAAAGTTGCATAGGTTTGAAAACCTATAATCCCAAGAAACAGGAACCATAGTCGTTGAGCCATCTGGGCTTGTGTTAGCGTATATGTCGGCGAGTTTGTGCTGAAATAAATGATCGAAGTAGGTCCTGTAGACCGCAGTGTTAAGGAGTTTGTCATTGCATACTTCACATTCAGGTAGGGTTTCTCCAGCCATCATTCTACGGCGCACTGATCGCATGTGCTCTGAATTCCAATGCTGTTCTAGAGTGATAGGAATATAACGTCCAGTGCCTGCGGCTGTGTCAATATACTGCTCAAAGTTCTGAGCAGGCTCACGACTGGCACAGCACAAGCGTCGTTCTGTTTGCGGACTTAAATATGTGTGCACCCAAGGTGCAAGACACATGGTATCAGGCTTTATAATCATAGTTCAATAGTCTGGCCATTTCGGGACAAACTTTTGCAAAATTTTGTCGGCGTTTGCGATCCAATTCTTGTATTTTTGTAGCAGTCATAGATCCATCAGTGCTGGCACCTCGACGCATGAAATCGCAAATACGATCAAACTCGTCACGCCATTGCGATGGGACTGTGGCTGACTCTAGATGCACAATTACTTCAGTTTTGACATGTTCAGGCAAGCAAGCAATTGAAAAATACCAAGCATCGTGCATCATGTTCCAATACACAAAATCAAACCCTTGTCGATCTATCCAACGTGCCAGTTGATCAATATAGCGCACGTTGAAAACGTTCACAGTGCTGCAACACTGTAACTGAATATTAGGTTGGCGCTGGCGCAGTTCTCGAAAACGATTGAGATTGTGCAAAATTTCAGTCCACACAGCGTTTGATCTCTGATATTCAAATCGCTTGTCGAGATCATCAATGCTGATGGCAATTTCCACAGTTTTAAAATGCTTCCAAATTTCTTCAGCACCCTCAGGATATTGTGTGCCATTGGTATTGTAATGTATTTCCACTTGGTGTGCAATACCACGATCCACAATGCCCTGCAACATGGCAAAGTGTTCCTGAATCATGAATGGCTCGCCACCAGTGAATTCGATGTAACGTATATCAGTTAGGCACTGATCAATCTGCTGCCAAAACTGTGTGTTCTCACGAGGCCACGCACCAGCTCGCAACATCTGATAGGCATAGGTCGATTTCTTTTCTTCAGGTGGTGCATCATTTATTTCTTCGGTGGCAAATTGACTTGAACTCCATGATCCACAAATTCGACATTTGAGATTGCAAATATTGCCCAGTTTAAGATCCAAGAATATCAAGGGCTTGGCATCTGTGGTCCACTCTTGATCACCTAAAATGTGTTTGAGTCGATCCAGGGTGTGCATACGCTTGCTGGTGCGCCCGGCACGTTCTTCATCCCAGCACTTGCGGCAAGTTTGCGGCCGTCGACCAGCAAGAAAATCTTCGCGCAAGGATTTCATGTTCTGACTGTTTTGTATGTTAGCAAAGTCGGCTGTAAGCAAACTAAATTTTTCACCTGCGTCATCTACTAACTCGTTATCGGCCAGACAGCAAGGGCGCACAGTGCCAATGGGGCTTGCTTCCAAACTGATCCAGGGTAGCACACAGAATTGATCGTGTGGTAAGTTCATTTCAGTGCTGCCAATTCTGGAATTACATCCAACACATTTTCATTTCTAATGGCATCCAACTGCTGAGTCCGAGCCCAGAATTGTGGAATTAAATGACTGTTGTCCCGGGCGTTCATAAAAGTTACAGCTGACTCAAAACCCTGTGTGGCACGTTGCAAGGGATCTCTATCGCTGAGCCAACTCAGATGCCGTCGGTATTTGTCTTCCAGTTGTTGTTTGTATTCCTGCGGGGCAATGTCTATTCTATAGTGCGCAGGATCTTGTAGTATGTTTACATTCAAATCCTGTGCGCGAATCAGTCCGTGTGCCACCCATTCTCGATGAAAATCTGGTAGGTGCCAGGCATTCATTATACTCAGCGTGGGACTGATGTAAAAATCCACCTGCGGGCAGACACGAATCATGTCATGACGGTTCTTTATGACGTCATGCCAAACTGTGCCTTTTCTAATATATTCTGCCATTGCACCTTGGGCATCCAAACTGGCACCCACAGCCACCGATTGAAACTGCTTCCAATATTCAAACACACTGCGACCCTTTAGATCTGTGTGCGTGAAGTTTGTGTTGTATATCAGTTTAACATCAGTTCTACCGCGTCGAAGTAGTTCTTCCAGGATATTGTAGTGTTCTTCCATCAGCAGAGGCTCGCCGCCAGCAAAGTATATTTGTTCTACATAATCCAAGTGCAGCTCTAGTTGCTGCCACATGTCTTGCTCGTCGCGGCCTGCATAGTTCAGCACCGAGTTGTTGAGTTTCCATTCAGGGCCTGCTAGCTTTGCTTGATCCTGATACCACTGACTACTAAAGATATGCCCGCAGCTACGACATTTTAAGTTACAGAGATTACTGAAACGAATATCCCAATAAGTCATTTCAAAAGGATTTGACTCCAGCTTCTTTATGTGGTGTCCGTGATGTTTGTTGGCACTGCGACGACCGCTGAAGAACCCCGCGGCTTCTTGCTCGTAACAACGTGTGCAGGCAGGGTGTTCACGCTCGTTTAACATGTCGTCGCGCAGGCGTTGCATGGGCTCGTCATACCATATTTCTTGTAATGTTTGTGTGCGACAATTGCCCACAATACCAGGTTTCATTTCAGCGTAGCAGCAGGGATAAGCTTCACCAGTGGGATAAGCATGTATGTGTATCCAAGGATACATGCAGAATGTTCGGGAGTCAGTGAGCAAGAACTTTTCACGATCAGTTAAATCATGCACATTGATTTTAATAGGATTCACTGAACCATATTGATAGTCTTCTTTTCTGCTGTGCGGATATTTTTCCAATTGTTGGCGTTGAAATTCTCCTTCACATATCACAAATTCGATTTGATTGCTGTCAGAATTTAGATTCTGCAGTTCAGCGACATTGGCATGTATATCTGGGTTAGTGGTCAACAGAACTATAAAACAACTGGTAATGTCTACTTCATTTAATGCAATTTGTAGATTCTTTAATATCAGTCCTGGCCCGCTACTTACATATTGATCGGATGTGTAGGTCAACACAATGCGTTGATCAGTGTCGTAATGGTCCCGGCGCAGGTTGCGTAGTTGTTGTTGCAGCCATTCGCAGGCTTGCTCATAATTGTGATGATACCAGTGGCTCAAATCAATTTCACCCACTATGCGGTATTTTATATTCAGCGTTTTTCTTTGTTGTTCCGGGGTCATTGTAAATTCTCGTACCATTTTCCAATAATCGGAAATGTTTTCACAAAATCTTTTTTTCTGCGCTGATCAAATTGACGATAAAATTCACCAAAGTCGTTGTGTAGTTTGGGCATGTCAAATGCGTCCGAGTGAGGAGTTTTGACAACATCCAGATAATCAATCAATCTCTGTGTGTGATTTACTTCGTGTTCGTGCAGCCGATCACTGTGGCCATTTTGATTGAGCCACTGCTGTAGATCTTTCTGAAAGTGTTTTCTAAGATTTTCTGGCAGCACCAGCGCTGATTGAAAGCTGGGGAATCTCAAAATGTTCAGCGTGAAATTCAACTTGTCTCGTCCATAGCGATGTTTCAGCAGCATCAAGTAGTCTAGGTGATCGCTCAAACTTTCCAGACACAATGCGTTTATGGTGCACATTACATGCACAGTGATGCCAGCATTCAACAAGGTCAATACATTGGTTTTCCAACGGCCATAGTCCAAGCCATCTCTGATATATTCGGCCTGTATGCCCACAGCTTCCTGGCTGGTGTAAATCTCAATATCCAAGTCCTGTGTGCTGGTTAGCAAACGTTTGATATCTATTTCGGGACCAAGATTTGAATTGATGGCCAAACGAGTCTTGCTACGGCCGCGATTGTCCCGGAACCAGTCAATGAGTCTCCAGGTGTGCCCGGACATGAAGGGCTCTCCTCCCGTGATTCTGAGCTCCTGTAGTGTGCGATGTAGATCCGTCTCCCACCAAGCAAAAAAAGCATCAATGTATGGGTTAGGCTGTCCATAGTCCCAAAGTTGCGCACTATCATGAGCATGGGTAAAATGATTGCGGCCGTCGCTGACAAGCCCTGTATAGGCTCCGTTGCGTCGAATATCTCGCACCCATGTTGAACTAAACGCTGGGTTGCAATAACTGCAAGCAAACTGACAAGTGCGGTCAAAAGCAATTTCAAGTGTATGGAGGTTGACGTCTTGATCCGGTGGTGTATTTCTAGCAGCATGCAAGGCCTCTATGGGATATATTTTGCTTTTGTAAACACGATCGCTCACAGCGTCGCGGCCCATGTCTTCAATCTTCCAACAATACTCACAACCCGCAGGGCGCTCGCCTGCCAACATCTTTCGACGATCGTCTTTCTTTTGATCAGTGTTGTGCAGCAGCTTGGGGTTACTGCGAACTTGATCGACATCCACCAAATGGGCCGGCGGGTGATGGCAGCTGGTAGTCATGCCTGAGCCTAACCAAATGGTAGCATTATACCATTTGGCTGCACAAAAACTAGCACTTAACTTGTCCAAGACTTCTTGGCGATATTCAAGATCGTTCATTGATAAACTGGAAAAAACGCTGGGGGAATTCCTGGCGAACTCGAACTGCCATTTCCCTGTGATGTTGTTGATTGTATTTACTTACATTGTAGCACTCTTTCAAGAAAGCCGCAAGATCTTGTTGACACAAGTCACGCACAACCTCAGCAATACGATCCAGACGATCTTGATTGTTGTCTATCAAATCAAACGATTCGTCAATGACATGTGCAAATGTTTGAAATCCCAGATTGTGCATGTCTCGATAAAAGCCACGATTGGCCACTGCTATCCAGGGATGCCCCATCACAATGGGTTTCCATATTTTTTCTGTTCTAAAACTATAAGGAATTTCAAACACTGTTTCAGTTATCAGACTAAAATAGGTATCAATATACGGCTTGGGATATAGATATATTTCTCCCCACTCATTTTTAAACAAATCAAATTTAACATATCTGTGATCCGACACAGGATTGCTAGTATCTTGATAGCGCGGCACTTCATATTCAGGCGGCAACGTGCGTGACAGCCCAGGGCCTGCATCTAAATTGGTCCATAGAGATGAGTCCAATATATCTCTCAACTTATCGATTAAATCTCTTCGGTGTCGTCGTCGACGCCCGTTCAAAAAAAGAAATTTATATGGTTTATGTTGTTTGGTGTATATTTGATCTGCTTGCGTCTGTGCCTGTAGATTTTCTTCGTAGTCCAATATTTCTGGCAGAAACTTGTCGTATTGCAAACAAGGCCATTCCGGAGGCATGTCTCCTCCACCAATCACTAATATTTTGTGTTGCTGGGCCAGATCTATTAGACCTAGGTGTGTTAATTGCCCAACCAATGTGGCAGATCCTTCGTGCGGGTTGCTCATTACTACCTGCACAATTCCAGATTCAGCCATGTCCCTCACACGGTCACAATTGTCTATATACTGTTGTCGTCCTATCACATACACAGCACCTGGCACAGTGTCGTGCTGACTCAAATCCCAAAACTCGTCATGAGCACGGGATCTCAGCATGGGATAGACTTCGCTGAATGTATCAAGTATGAGTTTAACTGTGCTTGGCATGATACTCGCACTGTTTCCAGAATGCAGTCATTTCCGGAAATACTAGATTAAAATCTGTGCCTCTGCGGCGATCGTGTTCTGAAAAGAATCTGTAAAAGTCTGCTCGGTGTTGTGCCAACAACTGCGGATCCATGCTCTGCCCTTCACGCATCCAGGCAATGTCGCGATCCAGCCTGGCAATTTCATAATCCTTGAACACATGCATGGGATCGGGATTGGGATCGTGTCTGCAGGGATTCAGCATCCAGGCCCACACTGTTTCCAGTTGATCAACATAGCTCTCGGGCAAGATCTGCAGACTTTGCCACTCGGGTTGTCGCAGCACAGGTGTGTCAAACCAAACTCGTTGATATGTTTTGCTATACAGTCTGCGCAGTCCCAGTATGCCTGAAAACAAAGAACCCAGGGTAGTGACGCTGAGGTTGTTCATGGTCACAATAAATGTGATACTGGAATATCCTGGAATTTCAGTTAAGAATTGATTGACTCTGTCCCACAACAGATCGAAATCCAGCCCGTGTCGCATGTATTCTGCTTGTGATCCCCACCCGTCTAGACTCACATACTGCATGAAATGTTCAATGCGTCCGTCGCAGATACGTTTGACTTTGTCTAAATAATTTTGCCAAAGCCGTTCGTCCACTGAAAAATTACTGGTCACATTCAAATGTAGATGCGGACTGGGGTTTTCAATCACATAATCAAGCACTCGATGTGTGTTGCGATCCATTAAGGGCTCGCCCCCGGTCATTCTAAAATGACGTAGCTGTGGGTAAAGCGTGGGCCACCACTGCCAAAAAGCATCAACGTAAGGATTCGCCTCACGTGCGGGAATGGGTCTTCTACTGCCCTGAAAATGAACAGGATCATTGTGAGGACGATTGGTAGGATATGCTCCGTGCCTAGCAATTTCGTCAGCCCAACTACTGCTAAACTGAGGGCTGCAATAACTACAGCGGAGGTTGCAAGCGTGATTAAAGTTGACTTCCACATAACTTGGGACGGGATTCTCTGATTTTCCACTCGCAATCTCCTCAAAGTGTTCTGCTGCCCAGGGTTCGCCTGATCTATAATGGCGATCACTCATCTTGCCAAGGTCTTCCATGTTCCAGCAGTATTGGCATTCTGAAGGACGCTCATTGCGCAGCATCATCACACGTTGCTGTTTTTTATGTGGGGTATTGTGAAGAGCGCCGGGGTCATTGGCCAATAAACTAGCATCAATTTGATGCAATGGGGGATGATAACAACTGTTGGTATGCCCAGTTGTTAGGTGTAAACTAACCTGCTGCCATTTGGCTAAACACAATGCAGGGCCCAGTTGAGATTTCATTTGCTCAGCTGAATTTTGAAATTGACTTTTACTCTCTGCCATTTATATTTTGTAGATAGTTATAAAGATCCATCATTCCGTTCTGATTCAGATGACCGTCATTTAATCTACGATCAGGCGGTATATATGGGTAAAATATGTTTGACTTAGTATTTCTTTTTCCCAACTAAACGCAATCACTTTCTTATTTTGTGATTTTAAAAAACTCAGAATACCGTCGACTACCATATCACTGAGATCATCACAAAACGGATGACCAAACACTGTATAAAAATATTTGTAAACGTTGACATGTGCTTGATCCAGTGCTCCATCATCAATACTAAAACTATTATTTTTTGATCCAGCAAAAAAATCTAAATTTTGATTATTGTATTTTAAGTAAAATCTTGATGAAAATGTGAATCCTAAAATAAAAATTTCATGCTGTTGATAGTTTTGATAAGCATCCAGTGCTATCGCAAGATTACTTTTACCTGATCTACTCAGGTCAGTTACATTGTAACCACCGTGTGTTTGAAACAATTGCCCCAGGCACTTATCTCTAGGAAGTCCGTCTCCATAAACAAGACTACATCCGTCTATATACATTTTATTCATTACCAGCCTTCTTGCCGTCTACTGATTCGTCGCCTTTGTTCATATGGTAAAATTACCTAGTAGCTGTTGTATTTCTTTGTGATTGTCAAACAGATCTTCAAGAGCTATTGTATCGTACTTGTTTGGTTGCCATTGTATATTGTCTGTGGCATAATTTGGTAATTCACTGTAGTCTACCGTGACATCACCGGGCAAATGATGATTTATCAGTTGTTCTTGCAACCAAACAATAATCGATTCTGTGTTACATGTGTTCCGGCCCTGACTCACGAAATTTTTATAACTACGGTGATCTGTGCCATGGTGCCGAAATTGCCCAGAATCTTGAAATCTTTCTTGCACGGTATTTTGTTGCCAGAACCAATGACTTATGAAATGATGTATCTTGTCATTTCTTGTTAGATTTATCACATGCCATTTTTCTAGTAGATCTCTACGCCCTGCTAAAAAAAACTTGGGTACAGTATTGTTAAGGATGCAAACTTTGTATCCAGAAAGCACAGTTAATTTTTCAAGTTCAGCTATTGTGTTGTCATTACAAACTTCATCATATTGTCGAATCAATGGATTTTGATCTATTATAACATCTTTAAGGAAGTGTGTTCCGTTGCGGTAATACCCCAGAATCAAGGTACCTACTTTGTTTGGATCTATCATGGGTATCATGTTACCAGCCTTCTTGTTGTCTAATTACATCAATTTCTCTGACCATGACACCACGATTGTGCCAGTTAGATCTGTAGTGTCGTTTGAAAAATGTCGATTGTTCATTTTCCAAAATAATCATCGGCAGGTCAAGTTGAGAATTGAGCTCAGTGGCAAGCCTATTAGCAACTAGTCTCGGTTGATCATTCTCTATGGTCTTAAACAATTCTGCTAGCGCATCAAAGTTTTGCACCTGCGTGTGGTCCCACTGCGTAAGCATGGTCATATATGTGCCCATGCGAGATCCAGCAATGGCCCATTCCCCATACTCAACATCTGCACCAACATTGTGCCAGATGGTCAGGTTGTCTAGGTTTTTGCTGTGCACACGATTTTGGAATTCACTGATCGATGGTTTTCTTCCCCGATCTAGACACATCTTAACACCCTCACGAAATCCTGCACGCCAGGCATGAAACGCACTGCCATTGGGATATGTAGTAGAAAAACAATCATGCATGGCCCAATACAAGGGATCAAAGCAAAACTCCACTTGCGTTTCAGTTCGTCCGTCTGATGCTTCGTGGGTCTGCATGGCAGCAACAAAACTCTTGGTCCAAGAACTCAGGCCGCCGTTGCCATACATCAGTCCATTGACATGGTTACGTGCTCGCCAGCGGAACACAGCGTTCTCATATTCTTGATCAGGAAGAACAAGCGTTTGATTAAAAAAGCTCGGATCGGGGAGATTGTCGCCGTCGATGAGAATGAATCTATCAGTGCTACTGGCCTCGGCCGCCGCTTTGTGAGCAGCATCGCTGCCTTTAACACCATCCACCCGTCGTGCCCAAGGCACCATATTCTTAATTTTGACCCAAAATTCTTCACGTTGTGGTTCGTCATAAGTTAGATAAATGCAGTCTAGATCTGCTACGTCAATTTGTTTCATTTGTTTTTGTTCTCCAACATTGGTGCTTGTCGTCTACAGAAACAACAACGCTGACATCACCGGGATGGCATGATGTTCCTGTGGTGCTGGGCTGTAATTTTTTAACAGGATTTGTGGCAAGTTCTACCAACTGCCCATTGCGAACTCGCACACGCATACTGGCCCGTTGATATTGTTCCGGTGTTACATCAATGTAGTTACCTGGTTTTTCCTCTTGGGTGTAAAACAACGGAAAGCCTGTGTCATCATAATACAGTCTCCAAAACACCTGCGGAGGTTGCCAAGGTTCCAAGTTGTTCCAAACTTGCCAGAAGTTTTCGGTAGTATCATTCATGGTGCCAATCCTTGACATTCAAGTGCACAAATCCCCATTGAGCCACAGTTTGAATCCTCAAAGGATTGAATTCCCAAACCAGCTCATCTGTCCAGCGTCGAGCTGTGTAAGGATTGATACCTGGCTTCATGTGGACAATCTGTGGACCACATCCCGGGGGCAGTGTGACTTGTTCTGGTCCCATGATCTGTGCTGCCATGGCATACACTACATCTGTGGATGGCACATCTTCGGGAAACTTCAACAGTGTTTTATATTCGGGCCAGTGTTCAAATATAGATCTAACCATGGCAAAGAAATCCTGCGCAGTTTTGCTCAAGCGCCAGTAAGTGATGGCATTGTAAACATCAGGTAGATTGTTGACATCAAATATCTGACGATACCTCCTACTGGTTGCTGTTTGATCATAAAACGTTCTGCAACCTTGACTTATCACAACATCTCGATTTTCAAACATGGTCCACCAATGATCCACTGCCGATGCCACCATCATGTCGGCTTCTAGTTTGATGGTTTGCCTAAAAGGTGTTTGATGAAATACCAGCCAGTCGTTAGCAAAGGGATTGGCTTTGTCAATATCTTCTACTACTCGAACATGAGCAAACAATGATTCGTCCGTGGCGTCAGTTGCATTGGTCAACAAACAAATACGTGCCGCAGGATGATGCTGTAACAGAGTCTTAGCCAGTGTTCTAGCACAGTCAACATAGTCCACTGTGCCTGTGTTGAATGCAGGAATAATGTAACCGCGTTCCTCAACAGGCTTCAATTACTTTCTCCAAATGATGTTTACCCATGGCATGGAAGTCTTGTCCAAACAATCCAATGGATTTTGTCTTGTTACCAATGTCTTTGAACTTGATGTCCCATACTTCAGGATCGTGATTGATCACAGATAATTCTGACGAAGGTACCACACTGGCCAATGCCCAGGGAATTGAATCAACGTTGAGTGTGTGTCCAGATACCAGTCCCAGGGCAATACTCAGTGCATAATCGTTGCGATAATTGTGCTCGCCGATGCCATACAGTGCTCGATAGTGCGACCAGTTTTGTTTGACCATGGTCATTGTATCAAAGATATATTGTGTGGTATTTGTCTTTCTAAAACACATAACCGTGGCCCACCACATGGGAAATTGATTGCGACCAAATGTGTTCAAAAACGATTCATCGGGACGAGTGATATCAAATGCAGTGCGATGCGCTAAAAAATCCTGTGGTGCCTCTAACAATTGTCGTAACTGCTGGCCGCACACAACGTAATCGGAATCCAGCACCAGAGTTCGATCATACGGACTCAGCCTATAAGCATCAGTTCTTCCGGCATTGTGCCAAGACACAGTGTCTGCATAATCTTCAAAGTATCTCCGGCCTCCAGTTTCGGGTGCTGTGTTGATGACTTGGTCAAATTGTTGCTGTAGTTGAGGATCTGTTGAATCTGTAACAATCGAAACTGGAATGTCGAGCCAGTGATGAATTCGCTTGGCACTCCATTGAGCCATGGCAACGTAATTGGTTTTTTCGTTGTTGAAAGCAAATATAAGTGCGCCGGTGGTCATCTTTTTTGACTGTTTTGTTCGTGCTCTACCAACCATGCATTCATTTGTTCTTGCCAGCGTTGCTGACTCATAACAAGTAGTTCCTTGACGTCAACTCGAACTGGATTTTGATAAAGATCCAAGATCACCGCTTCTGCGTCTGGGCAAGTCGACAAGATAGTTTGAAGTTCAGGGCCTGCTGCCCACATCCCTCCGCGATAGGCAAAAATCATTTTGGCTTGATATTTTTCTCTCAGCACTCGTCGTGCAGCCTCATGATCAAACCGCGCTCGTGCATGAGCAATAACGTTTTCAGTATTCATTGAAGTAGTATAAACTAATTATGGATAAAAGTAAAGGGCCCTTGGGCCCTTTTGGTAAAGCTATGACCAATTAAGTCAGTGATGTTGTTGCGGATATAGTAACAGCGCCCCAAGTATTAGACAAAAATGTTGTTTCGGGAGCAACATAGTTAACAGTTGTGGTCGGACCGACTCCAACCCCTCCGCCTGTGATAATTTCAGTAGAACCTGGTGTAGCAGAACTGGCGTTGACCCATGTTGTGGTATATGTTAATATTGTGGGTGTAGTATTGCTGTTGACAGCAGCAGTTAATCTGATAAAGTCACCAGTGTAAGGTGAGCTGTCTGCTGCTTGCTGAAATAATGTGGTTGCAGTTGTGGTTAAATTGTAAAATCCAGTAGTGGTGGCCAGCGTGGTGGGTGTGCCGGTTCCGCCCGACTTAGTAGTGCCGGTATACGACACTCCTGCAATACTGTGTGCTGTGTTGGCACCACTGAGATAAATTATACCGTTTAATGTGCCGGCCAAGTCATTCCATTCTGTATCAGCTTCTGTGCCTGTGGATGTCTTGGATGTCTGCCATTTGATCAATCCACCGGAGTTGAAGAAGTAACGTGCAGCAGCAGCATTGGCAAAATTGATAGTATGTGTGGTAGTAATAGTCCAAGCAGAGTTTGGTGTATTAGTTGCTTGATTAAATGTACCAGTTGCTGGAGAAATTGTAGCCCCCGATATACTGGCATTGGCTCTATTTGTAAATAGATTTGACAAATCAGTGGCTACAGCGTTCAAAATTGTAATGGTATTGCCTGCCACGGGAGCAGTTCTGCTGGTAATAGTTACACCAGTATGACTACCGATCGTTGCAATTCTATTAACTAAATCTGCCCATGATGTTGCTGTAACGGTTCCTCCCACTGACACAGTAGACAGTGTGGTAGACTGTCCATATCCGTAGTTTCCTGCTCCTGCACCCCATATAGCGTTTACGTTGCCGCTGGCCGTATTAGCAGCAAAACCGTTGTAGTCTGTTGCTTCAATTAATCCGCCTACTGTATATGTCATTTTTTTATCCCGATTACTTGATTGTTACAATGGCTTCTACCAACCCTTGTTCTTGATTTTGTTTGGATTCCAAACTACGGCCAATTACGTTGAAGGCAGTTGCTTCGCCTGTCTGAGCAGCTCTTGCAAGTCCGTTACCTGCAGAAACAAGGCGATCGCCTTTGTTTACTGTGCCAACTACTTTGACAGGAACACGCCCAGTCATTGCAACCGGTGGATGTGTTTTGTCATTGCCAGCATTGCTGTTCATTAGATAGGCTGCTCTTGTACTTATCACACCAAACACATTATCGCTAAGATCGCCGGTTACTTTGGTAATTTCTTCTGAACCACCAAGTTCTACTACTGTGCCAGGTTCTAACATTTCGTCAGCTGCAAAACGTTCTGCAACGTCAGCGTAGTTGGCATTGACTTGGTTACCAGCCACTGTGCCGTTGGCCCCAAAAATTGTCAACGCTGTGGTTGGGACACCACCAACATTAACTGAAAAAGTCATATTCTGTCCGCTGGTTTGATTGGCCAATGTAACTACACCAGCACCGCTGACACTGAGTCTAGCATCTTGATCAACACCAACAGTTAGGCCTGAATCATTGAGAACTCCCAGGGTGCCTGAAGTGGTCTGGTTAACGTTTCGTTGAATAAAGCCAGTGCTGTCGATACCATCCAACAATTGACTGTCGGTTGCAGTACCCTGGAAAAGAGGCGTCTGGCCGCCAACTGATGTGGCCATGGTCATACCTGGACGAACTGTTGTGAATCCACTGATGGAACTCTGTGGTGTGAAAGTTGCGTCCTTGCTCATGATAGCAACAATACTGTCTTCCACAAAGAATTTGATCACAACGTGACTGACCGCTGTGTTGTCGACGATAGTGTCAACAATGGCGCCAGTTGTTCCTGTGCCAGAAGTAAATGCAGGACCCACCAATAACCAAGCAGAACCTGTGTATACTTTTAACTGTGCGTTAGTAGTGTCATACCAAAGGTCTCCAATTTCGCTGGTCGCACCACTGGGTGCTGACGCACTGGCTGTGGCTCCACCAATTCGCTTCCATGCTGTGCCGTTGTAGACATTGAGAATACCGGCGCCTGAATCCCACCAAATCTGTCCAGTCAATGGTGCACCTGGCGCAGTGGTGTTGGAACTATTTTCCAACAGGTGAATAAAGTTCTCGTCGAGAAATTCACCATAACCAGCGTAGTTTTTACCAACCAGCGTCATTGAGCTCGAGGTGTTAATGGTACCATCTGCAATAGTAGCAAAAATTGATCCATCTGTAAGGTTAATTGTATATGCCATTTGGGTTGCTCCGTGTCCTAACTTTATTTATTTACCGTTAATCTATTCATATTATGCCTGACTCAAATTAGTCAGAGTTTGAATTCTCAGTGTGTAATCAATTTGAATTTGACGATTCAAACTTTTTTGCACCGGGTGAAAAATAACGTGAGTAATCAAACGAAGATCAGTGGCGCTGCCATTCCAGCACTTTAATCCCAGTTCATCGAACACATACTCTCCGTTAAAATTGGTAGAATTGTCAAACGCTTGTTGTCCTGGAGGTTCGCCATAATCCAACAAACAAGTGACAAGAATATCCGTATATACTTTGCCAGTGGTGTGCAACACTGTCATTTTGTTGTTGTTGGCATCAGTGTTGGCCGAACTGTTGTCGTCAACTACTTTGGCATATGTTTCGTTGTATAAGTCTGCATTTTGCCCGGTGGTATTTGGGGGCAAATACGTAATAACACCAGTGGGATCCACCGAGCTTCCACCGTTGCCAAATGCCATGAGATAGATCCAACCCAAATCTCTGTTGCTGAGAGTTTGTGCCATGGCTATGGAAATATTCTCGTAGTGAATGGCGTTTTTCTTATCAACTAAAATTTCGCCGCTGTTGGGATCATGTATTTTTACAAATCCTTCAATTTTGGCCAGTCCCGGCTGGATCATGCTCGTTTCTCCACAAATTTCTCTTTGGTGTTAGGGTCAAAAATTCGAACAAATCCTTCAACACTGATACTGCCCGTTTCATTGGGGCGACGGGGCTGTTGTGTTTGTCCCGTTTGTGTTTGAGTTGTTGGCTTTTGCTCGTTGGTTTGATTCATGACTTATTTACCTTGTTTTACATACCCCTCAAGAACCTTGCAGCCTGAGTTTCGGTATCTTGTAGCGCGACACCATCGCTGGGTGTTCCTGCGCCCGGAGCATACCAAGTAACACCACGTCTTACCAAAATTGTAATCCCCAGTCCAGCAGTTGGTGCAACATTAAACAACACTGTAACTGGCGAACTACTGGTCAATGTGTAGCCTTCTGTGACTCTGGTTCCGCCCACATATACTTCAACTGCTTCAGTTTCCAATGCGCTGTCGCTGTCGTCAAACACAATATTGGTAGCTTCAAAATTGACGGTTGTTCCGTTGGCGGTGAAATAATTGCTGTCGATATAGTCTTGAAATTCAGCAGGTAAAATTTCTCCGCGGCCCAGAGCATAGACATATGATCCTGGAGAGTGCTCCGCAACTGCTGTGCCAGCTGTTCCCCGGCGTAGACTGCTCACTGTGTTATTGACAATGTCTCTGTTACGATACATGATTCTCTCACCATTGACAGTCAGAACTCCCCAAATATTTTTATTAATATCGGGTTCGTCTAATTTAGAAACATCGGTTACATAAATCACGTCGTCGTAACTGTCAAGTTGTTGTGTCAACACAGTAGTAGAGTTTTCTGTAATTCTGTAGGTGGCCTGCACTCCTCTCATGTCTTGGAAAATACGGAACGCCATGGCTTCCGGAACAACACTGTTGGTAAACTCAGTTATGATTACAACATCATTAGGTTGTAGTGTGCCTATGGAAAGTATAATTTCGTCGTTGACAATAGTAAAATTCTCTCCGTAGAACAAACGCTGACCATTCAGTGTTACCCATAATTTGTCCGGGGTAAAAGTTGGTCGAGTCAAGAATAGATTGTTGTTTTCAACTGTTATTCCCACAGTATAATCAAAACTTCCGGGTGTGTTGGGTACTGTAGCAGCATCAAAATCAGTGTCATCGTATCCCTCACTGACCACTGTTCCCGAAGAAACTGGGCCAACATACACACTGGTAAGAATATTCTGCTGACGAGTATCATTCCAGGTGATGACTTGAATTACATCTCCCAGAATTGGTACATATCCTTGACTGGTATCTATAAACAGATATTGACCTCCGGTAACTTTGGCTTGTGTATTAGTGGTCACAGATATCAGAATTCTTTCGCCGTCGGCTGGGATAGAAGCGAACACAACATGTCGATGATCTCCAGTGTAAGGTTCCACTGTGAAATCAACCCCCAAGATCTGAGGAATGTCATTGATATAGACAAGAACTTCGTTGTCGGCAATCAGGGCTTGACTGAATCCCAAGCGATCTGGCAGCAGATATGCTGAACTGCCGTCGGCATAGTATTCAACACCTGCAGCAGTTCTTAAACGTCGGCCATTGGCCAACACAATTAAGTTGGCAGGATTTGTGTATTCAAGACTGTTGTCGAGTTCAAATAGCGTGGTAGATCCGTCGCCAATGATATTTTGAGTAACCGGGGAGCTCCAGCTGTAGTTCACCAGGGTAGAATCAATTGTGGTTGGTCCAAGCACATAAACAACCACATAGTCGTTGATAGTAAATGTATCATTGAATGATACCACTGTGTTGCTACCACTGGCAACATAACTTACACCAGTGTAAGGCACACCATTGACCCATGTATCAACTTCTTGTATCTGTGCATACAGCACAGGCACAGTGATCTGATTGTTGACAATTTGGTTACCGGCATAATTCTGTCGATACAACTGATTACCACCACCCACCCCGTAGGCAATGCCAATCACTGTGTCGCCAACATTGCAGCCCGATGTAATTGTGAACGTTTTGGCGTTCCAGTCAGTGGTGTAATTGACTCCTTCGACAAGCTCAATGCCAGTGGTTTGGTTTGACAACAAACCTGTTACCAAATAAGGCACTTGATCAAACCATACTGAGAAGTCATAGACATAAGGCAAACTTCCTATGTCAACGCCGAGACTGTAACTCTTAAATCCGTGCCCGTTGATTGCCCAATCTGACCCCGGGCGGGTGTATACACGAAAATCCAAAGTATCAAATTCTGATCCAGGAACCAATTCTTCAGGTGCAAAACTAGAATAAGTGTCTATGTATGCACCACCGTCTACATTAATATCAGTAGGTCTTGTGCCCAAGAAAGGATCTAGATATGGGCTTTCGTAGATTGCATCCAAGATGGCAGGATCGTATGTGGGGCGTCCTTCGGGTCCAAAGCTGATGTTGTCATAGGGATTGATATCAAAATTTCCAACATCAAAACCAGTGTCTTGGTTGAAGCCTACACCAGCAACCTGAACTCCAGGATACTCTACACCATCAACCAACAATGGCAACTGTAGTCCTGGCTCATTCACAGTGGGTGTATAGAATCCCATGGTTCTGTTTACACCACTGAGTGTAGAAGCAGGAACCAATGTCCATTGCTCAGGATCAAACTCTGTGCTCTGAACAGTGCTGTCTGCACTCCACACTCGGTTGTTGTATCTGACCTGGGTTCCTTGCGTATACTGAGTTCCCGCAGTCCAGTCGACAATATCTGAATTATATTCAAATCTGTCGTATTTGATTGTGGTTCGAATTGATCGAACCAGCGAATTGCCCATCACTGCATAGGCTCTGGCCCCTACACCGTTGCCTTGTTCGATGGTAATCACTGCTGTGGTTGAATAACCAGATCCTGGGTCAATTACATCAATAGCAACTACTTTTCCTGCACTGTTGATCACTGCTGCTAACACAGCAGGAACCAAGGCATCACCGGTAACTGTGACAATCGGTGGTTCTGTGTATCCCTCGCCACCATCAATAATACTGACCTCTTCTACGCTGAGTAGATAATTGTTAAACCAGTTGCTCCAAGGCCATTGGGTCCAAATTTCTGCATCTGCAGGTGTGTCAGCAATGCTATTAGGAGTTCCTGTGCCCACAGCAGAGCTCTTTGCGTATGGCAGTAATACAGGGTTGACATATTGAGGAATATCCAGCAATCTATTGTAATATGTCGGAGAATCAAAGTCGGTCAAATCGCCACCATATTGATCTTGACCATTGTATGCTAGATTAAATTCTCGAATTTGAACGTGATAAGGTTTGACTTCTTGAATATAATCCAACACAAAGTCTTGATTATCCTGACGGAAAATCTGGAATGGCAGCAGTTCACGAATTTTATGATTCACATCGATCAAGCTGGTTTTCATCAACCATTCTGGTGCCTGAAGCTCGCTTAAAATAAAGTTGAACATCAAAATCAATGCACGGTTTCTGTAAATTGCCAAATCGTCAATGAACAGTTCTTCGTTGATGGCTTGAACGATTTTTCTAGTTTCAATCACTGGCTCAGCATCAAAATACTGTGCATCAAATACTTCAACGTCAAATCCAAATCTTCCCAGACTGTAGTCCCACAACTCTTCTTTGAACTGAATAGTTCCGTCTTCTAGTCCCACTCTGTCCCAACCCAAAATAGTTCTTTGATATATTTCAAATTTGCCCTGAGCATTGGCAGTGACTTTGACACTGCCACCCACCGGGGTTGAAAATTCCACTGTGGCCAATGCAGCATAGTTAGAAACTTCAAACAAGGGAACTATGCTGCTGTTGTATCCAACCGCATACCAATTGACATAATTCCAATACTTACGAGTGTCATAGTTTTGAACTCTTGATAGCTGTGTGTATCTTTGCCCACCAAGAACTTCGGTTGTCTGTAGAACTTGGTAGATGCTCCAAAGACCATCGTTGGTGCTGTCGGTAGCAACCAAATATCGATATCCCAAAGGAACTTCGTTGAGATCTTGATACCCAAGCTCTTGTATATTTGCCAATCTCATATTCCACTCGCCGCTGGCAGCAGTGGGTTCTGGCTCAGCACTGTTCAATAAGATAAATGTGCGACTCTCTGATATAGGCAATGTCAACAAAATAGAATTAGCGTAGGTTAGATAATTTTCCAACGCAATAAATCTGTCGACGAACATGCTCTGTCGAGGACGATACTGCACACCATAGCGTTCAGCAATACTCAATGACACATCAGGAACAGCAGCACCTGTGGTGTTTACTCCGCAGAAACTGTCTTGTAGCTTGCGGTACAAATTTGCACTCAAGAAACTGTCAGGCTTGTCTTGAGCGATCAATTCATATTCGGTGTGAATGTTGTCATCGTTGAATTCTCGGTCGTAGCCGATATGAATCACAGTGTCCGATGCACTTAGATATTCTAAACCGTTGTAGATTGCAACAGTGCTGGCATCAATAGGAGCAATGTAAGGAATACCTGAGCTTCTGGGGTTTTCAATGTATCTTGCAATTCCAACTGTGCTGAGAGTTTTTCCAGCATCAGTGTTGATGGTATCAATTCCGGTTATCCAGTAGTAATACCTGGTTTCAAAAACGCCTTGTTGATTCAGCACTGCTCTCACTGTGTAGCTGACAGTGTCTTTGGGAGTGCCAGGTCCGGTGTATTGTGCCGGGGGGACCGAGCTTTCTGTCCACTGATAAATGTCTACGCGACTTCCAGGGAAAGTTTGTGCCCATCGTCGACTGATGTATGTTATATCATTTTGCAATGGATCAATAAAACGCACACTGCTGATATCCCACCAGATTTCACCAACTCTGTCATTGGCCCAGAAGTTTCCTTTGTTGTTGATTGGTCCAGCATTGTATCTTGCTGGATCGTCGGATCCAATAAAATCAATGTTTTGTCGAGCTGATCCTAAAATTTTGCCCTGCAAGGGGTTTATAAAGTCAAAGAAGTATGTTTTGCTAGACTGTAGCTGGTTATACATGAACACACTGTTAAACAGTCTTGAATCAGCAACCGGAACTTGCACATGTATGGGATACCAAGCTGGTCTATTTGTTGTATTTTCAAACACCGCCACACGGCCAAAGTTTACTGCACTGTCGCCAAGGTCACTGCCCGGTGATCCAACCAACAGTCTACCACTCACATAGCTAACAGAACTGCCCCATTGATCCAGTGGTGCAACACTGTTGTCATAGATTTGTTGACCAAACACAAACTTGCCTGGATTGCTGACAGAAGATTCTGCGCTGGGTAGGAAGTCATATGAGTATACCACACCCGAATTATTTTCAATGTTTGAAAAGGTTGTGCTTCGATCATCAAAATATGTGGTGCCGGTGTCGATTATTGTGGGTTCAACAAGATCAGCCCCAGGTGCACCAACAATCAATGTTGTAGAGTCCGACGATACTGACAAAGAAGATCCAAACTTGGCACCCTCTGTTAGGTATGGACTTGTGATGGTCTGAGCATAGGCATACACATCAAACCCTAGATCTTCAAACGCAGATCCCACTGTGCCAGGCAGAACTGACAGTTTATCAAACTCAGTGGCAGCCGCAAGGTCAATAATATTAACTGTCAAGAGCCCATTGACCACAGAAGAAACAACATTGGGTATTCCTGATTGATTGATAGCACTGCTCAGTCCCTGCACAGTGTTGTTGGGAACTGCCGGAACAGCCACCAACTGATTGTTGATTCGAATGTTGTCTCCAGCTGTGATAACAGGGTTTGCATTGAGAGACGTGATCACGCCAAACAATCTTGACTGGTTTATCATGCGCTGAACTGAACCAGCCTGTGTCTGAACTGATCCGTCGTTGGGAGAACCAATATACAAACTGCAATTGGTTGGACAGATATCCAGTGTAGCACCAAATTCTGCTTGATCAAATGGATTTTGAGCTGCTATTGATTGAGTCAATGTGAAAATGTTGTTTTCAATTTCTACAACGTCGCCGATATTCAATGAAACATCAACAGTCACAACCGACCCAGACACGCTGAATTGACCGTTAATAAATTCAGCTGAGTTTGTGAGATATTGACCGTTTACAGTCACTGCAACAGGTTCGGCAAATCCAACTGGTAACGTAAATGTGTTCTGTGAGGTGCTACTGATGATATATTTGATCACGCCTCGATCAAACGCATAGGTCATTCCGCTGTAGCTGCCCGTGCCAGAGTCAGCAAGCTTGGCACCAATTACAATCATTCGAGCATTGTCTGTTTGTGCAATGCTGGAACCAAATCTTCCTCCGGGTGCAGCAACTTCCAATGTATCAATGTATTCGAATTGTGTTTTGGCGCTGACAACAATGCTTGCACCAGCTGCTGGTATGGTGTTAAACACAATGTCGTTGGCAAAAGCACTGTCGTTTTGAAAGTCGTAATCAATAAATGGTCGTTGCAGAATGCCATCCACAGAAACAGAAATATTCCAAATGTTTTCAACAGTGTAAAGATAAGGATCAACCGGGAATATGTAGTTGTTGGAAATACCACTTCCGCTGATGGTAAAATCTTCAATTCCGCCCGAGCCGTCGATATCTGTGATTGTGATAACCAAGTTGTTGGCCGGCGCAGTGGGACTGGTTGGTAAAGAATTGTCGTTGGCCAACAAGTTGCCGTTGATGGTAACAGTGTTACCGATTGCATAACCTGTGCCAGCAGTTGTCACTGAAGCAAAATATTGACCACGGGTGTTGGTTACTGTAAACTTAGCCCCTACACCAGACCCCGATGTGCTGTTTTGAACAACTTCATAGAATGTTGTAGAATCTAGCAGTTGAGCCTGCTTTCTCTGTATGAATATTGACTGTCCTTCTGGGGGCAAGTTTACCAATATCACACTGGTTGCATTAACAGTGTAATCTGTGGGATAGCTCAACAATTTGTTGTTGTAGACCACACTGAGTTGCTCAGGCTGTGCTGGATCAATTTCTATAGATTGATTATAGGGATAAATTTTGTTTATGCCGTCTGTGGTATAACGAATTTGTTGAAGCTCTACATCTTGTCGTGCAAAAGCATAAACTTTGTTATTTCCAGGAGCTCCAACAAACATCCAACGTTCGTCTTTGCTGACAGACACAGAGTATCCAAATTCACCAGTTCCAAAATCTTGGTCGGGTGCCACCAGCAATTGACGTTGTTCAAATGCATTACTGTCTTCGGCTCTGAATATTGCAGCAGCATATCCCATGTTGGAATTTGATGCGCTGGCACCTGCAGCAATCCAACTTTGATTGCCTATGTCCACAGCATTGCCATATCCCAACGTTCCTGTGGTTCCCAAATTCAAGAAAGCGTTTTCGGCGTATTGATTTTCAACATCTTTGATATATGAATATACAGCACCGATGGCTGGAGCATTGTCAGAAATTCTGTATCCAGGTGCGCCTGCAACAGCAATAATATTATTGGTGCCCTGAGCAACACTGTAGCCAAGTTGGCTTTGATATACGGGAGTTCCTTGCGGAATATTTTTTGACTGTATTTGTGTAAACGGTGTTTGTTTTTCTAAAACAGTCCACAGTCCTGCACCATTGTTGTCAACCCAGGCTCGAGCACCTGCTGTTAATTCGTTGGCATAACTGAGATTGATTACATCGCTGGCCTGCGATACTCGCATGGTGCGTAGCACCACTGCTACTCCTTGTCCAACAATGTCTCTGGTCACTGACAATTGAATTACTGCTGTGTTGGCCGTTGGAGTTGCCAATATTCTATACACTCCATCAACTGCGTCATTGAAGTTTCTAATTATGATAACGTTGCCTGTGACCAGGCCGTGTTTCTGACTGAATTGCACCACACTGGTGCTGTTTAGATTGGTAGTTATTAGTTGCACATTGCCAGGCACACCCTGACAACGAAATACACCCCAGTCGTAGGCATTGACTTTGGCTGACCAAATGGTTGTTCCAATACCAATGGTGTCCAACACACCGGGTGCAAGTCCAAGTCTGGCATCCAACGAAAACACAGTGATGTCAACGTCGTCCAGACTCACATAACCAGCAGTGGGCAACGCAGCATCTTGAATTGATGTTGTGGTTGTTGGGAACACATCGGGACTGGTAATTTTGTAGCTTTGACGCCAAAAGTTGGTGTATAAAATCTGTTGATCGGCTTCACTGACTTCACCTACATTTACAATTTGCACTGTGGCAGGATCTGCGTTCAAATCAGCTTCGTTGAGTCTTAGTTCAACAAAACTCTTGTTGGCATTTGCGCCATAGGTGCCCTGAAGAATAGCCCAATTTTCGTAGAGATCGTATTCGGCAACTTCTTTGTTGGTTTTGGCATTGCCGATTAATTGAACCGATCTGATGGTTCCTTTGTCCTTGAGGAACTGTTGATATACATTGACCTGACTAATGTCATTGAGATTTAATGCAGACATGTATTGTCTTGGTCTGAATCCGATCAGTCCATAGGCTACTAAATCTTGATCTGTTTCAAGGTTTGCATCGTTTATGCTATAACTGTTGGCCAGCTGGTTGCTGAAATTAGGCAAGTTTTGCAGCAGGCCCCGTTGAATCTTTGTATAGTCGCTTTTGACCCAATCTCCATAATCAAATTCAATCTTGGGCTGAACAATGGTTTGTGCAGACCAATAGTTGTTTTTGTAGATAACAATTTCGCCCTTGGCATATTTTTTATTTGAGCTCCAGTTTTCAACTGTTGCATCATTGTTGTAGATGAATCCTTGTGCATCTAACTGTCCGTTCCAGTCAGAATTTATCACCGCGGTAACATTGACTCTACTCTGTCTTGCACCTGTTACTGGGTCGTAAATCAAGTCGTTGAACACACTGACGTTGTCTAATACAACCAAGCTTTCGTAAGAGGTGAACTTGAGATTGAGATAGCTGATGGTTTGTTCGGTTAAAGAAGAGATTTTAAAAATATTCTCAAATCGATCAACGACCAGGTCTCGCACAGACACAGTAGTTCTATTTTGATCAAGGATATTGTTTTCCGGGGTCTGCGCCACAATACTGTCTATGATGGCTTGATCTCGAAATGCAGTGATACTGAACGCCGACGGGTTCAAGTTTATTATCGAACCTGGTTCCCAATTCTGATTGGCATAGTATAAAAACTCCTGGGCCATTTGATCCCAGTTTAGATCATAACCATTTTGTCTGTCAGTGAACAACAGTCCGCGGCTGGACAGCAATGCTCCGTAACTCAGTAAAAAGTCAAGCACCACGCTCTTGTTGGTGAATACATATCCATAGGGAATTTTTACAACTTGGTCAGTGTATTGATTGGGAACAGATATGCTTTCGCCGCCGGCAAAAATAGTTTTGGTAGTTCCGTAAGGTTTGCTGGTTAGAATTTCAAAATATGGATTTGTTATACTGTATCCATACACTGTATATCCACCCTCGACTACTTGAACAATTACCGAGGTATAGTTAATTTGTTCAAATGGTTGGTTTTTATACAACAATAAATTGTAGCTTTCGTCGGGCAGCAACAAACTAGAATTCAAGCTGTTGGGGCTGGACTTTTCTGTGTAAATTTTAAGATATTGCTTGTCTGTGAACGCACCAACTCTGTAGCAAAGTCTAACATCTAGACTTTGTAAATCTTTTGCGAGACGGTCGCTGCTGTTGATACCGGCCTGTTGATTGTAATCAATGATCCAGTCAATGAAGCTGGCTTTGCTGGTGCCGTTGCCGTAGACTTGGATACCATTGGCGTCCAGACGATAGCGACCGTTGTAAAGATACTGGTCGTAGTCTGTGTCAAATTTGTAAAGATCTCGATCAGCAAACAACGAGAAGAATTCTGCTGGTCGTGTCAGTGCCAGCAAACGCATTACAGCAAAAGGATAGCTGGAACTTCTAGTCCAAGAGTATTCCACTGGACCGCAGTCTCCAAACACCCAACTCTTTTGAAACTGACTGGCATCGTAGAAACCAACCACACAATTGAATGGGCTCAGCAATTCTCCTTCGGTGCCATTGGGAATAATCTCAGTTAACTTGGGACGAGCATACTGCGGAAGATAATATTCGCCTGCAGGGTCTGCTACTTTACCAGCAGCAAGATCGTCCCATAACACCAAGTTGTCGCTGGTATATGGTGCAGCGCCGTAAACGTCTTGCCACCACGATGGCTCTATGCTGAAGCCCAACATTTCCCAGGGGGTGGTATTGGGACTGGTGGTATCATAGAACCAGCGATACAGGCCGCGCCAGGCGCCCACAGGCATGGCACTTTCGTTGGGGCCAGTTATCTTGTTGCCAGACGAAATGTAGTTCCATGTAAATTGATTGTTGGCATTGTAATCTTGTTCTTGATAATTGAGTTTGTTCCAACCAATCCAACTCAAGAAGTCAGCACTCAAAATTTGATTGATTTCGGACAGTGTATAATCAGTGGTTCTAAACTGTCCTGGAATTACATCTTGTGCTGTCAACGGAATAATGCTTTTGATTTTTAAGTTGTTGAAAATTCTTGTTTCAAATTCCAACAACAACTCGTCGCGAAAGTCGCCAAATGCAGTGGTAAGGCTACCGTCGTGACCCTCAATCATCAGCTGAGGTGTCACATAGTTGGTGTCCACATAGATTCGAGGTCTAAATGCAGGATACAGTCCAAGCTTGGTTGGAGTATTTGGGACATAGTTACCGTATGTTGTAGCATACTCTCTGATGATCACAGTGTCGCCCACAGCCAGAGGAACAGTGATGGTAAGTCGTGGACCGTCCGAAGATACAGTGTAATCTTTGTTGATCATCAACAACACGTTGTTGAGATATACCAGCAGGCCTTGATAGTTTGAACTGGTAAAAGTATAGGTAGTAGACAGATCAAACACATTGGTGCTGATTGGTGTTATTTTGCTTGTTCGCTGACTGAATATCGAGCTGGCAGGCAACATGTCTGACCAATAAAATGGCGATGCTTCAGTTTTTCCCGAATTGATATCGTTGATAGCTGCGGTCAACATGTCGGGAATCGTGTAATTTGTATAGTCGTTACGAGTTACTGTGTCCAACAATTGTGCTTTGAATTTTTCATATTCGCGACTGTTGTATGATAGAGCATTGAATATATTGTATTCGTTGCTGCGCATGAAATAACCAGCCAGAGTCATCGGCGAACTCTGTTGGAGAATATTTTGTCCGTAAGGAATTACATTGCCAAGGTCTCTGATGTTGTTGGCACCGTTGATTGGCCCAACAAGATTTTTAAGATTTTGACCAATGGATTGATAATGAGATCTTATGGTTCCCAGCGTGAATGTTTGACTGTTTCCATTCAACGGATTGTTTTCAAGGTTATCCGGAACTTGATAAAAACCAAACTTGCTGACTTTGCTGCTGAGTGCGTCGACTTCGATCACTGACCCAATACCCGCAATGCGATTGATGTTGTTCAATGTAATTGTTGTGGTATCTCCAGAAACTGCTAGTGTGTAATCGGTTGGATCGATAAAAATTCCAGATATGTATAGTTGAACCGCAGGAAACACAGATGTGGTATCAACAGGAACATCCAATACCAATGGCGATCCATCATACACAAAACTAAATTGTTGTCTCACTACGCTCTTGTCAGCAGCAGGTTGCCAACCAATTTCTTTGATAAAATCTGTTCGTGTGCGATATTGACGAACATAGCCAGTGCTGATCATTTCAGTGGTAGATACGCTGTCTTTGGTATACACAAAAGAATCAGTATACAAATTGTTTTCAAATACAATATCGCCCACATTGCTAAGGCTAAGATACTTCAACGGAAATCTCAACACAGTGTCATCTGTGCCTGTTCCCACTGCATAAGAAAACAATTTACTACCCGCAAAGTTTGTGGATGGATATTTAAGTCTGTCGCTAAGGCTTATGCCAGCGGTATCATACACATCAAACAACGGTGCTTGATTAGTTTGTGTTTTTTGTTGTCCAGCAAACCATGTTACTCCATCAAAGTAAAAAGATTTGCCTTGTTGAAGCGCACCCGACAAACATACCACTGTTTGATTGAACAAAACTGTAGCGTCGCTGGCTGGAACCAGATTAATGATTGGTTGTGCTATCAAGGGTGACACCGTGTCAGGAACAATGAATTCAACCTGATAAATTTTGTTTCTAACGTTAGGATCAACGTCGGCGGCGAAGATCACTCGACTGCCGTTGATAAAAGAGTATCCATCCACACTGTAACCAATGGTGCCATTGATAGTGCTCAATGCGTCTGTGGCATTGAAATCGATGATATCAACTGGTGCTTTACCCTGGGTTCCAAAATTGTAAAGATGTGTGTTGGCTCTGAATTCAATGATGGGTCGCTTGGCTCGAAAATTGTTGTCTAACACCGCCACAGTGTTGTTGTAATCTGCGCTGGCATTGATAACGTCAATGTGAAACCAACGATTTGATCTAGACCAGGCATTGGAGTCTAGACTTGCTCTGTTTATAGTCAAATAATCAGGAACCAGTGGTTGATTTAAACTTGCATCAAAGTTTCCTACATCATAAGGTGTGCTATCGTATGGAACTGTGGCACTTTGTGTGTATGTTTCTGGCGTAACAAACTCGCTCACTGGCAGCAATTTGATTGCAGTGCCGACGCCTTCGATGTAGTAACTGTTGTTGGCGTAGGTTTCAGGAATAATATCGCCTACAAATGTTACTTTTAATCCATTGGTGAATGTCACACCGTTGGGGCTAATATAGTTCTTTTTGTCAATGATCTCATTGACGTTGAGCTGTCCTTGATTTGTTTGATCGACCAGTTCGATTCGACCAAAAATTTCAGGATCAGTTCCGTCTTGATAATATAACACAGATTTGACAGCAGACAGCAACGGAATCTGTTCAAACTCAGAACTTGAATTCTTGAACCACTGAGTGCTGGAATAAGTTGTGCCAAACTGTATGTTGAATTTTTGCAAATTTTCTATGTTATAGACACTTGTTAACTGTATATACTGACCCCCGCCTTCGGTATTAACATACTGCACTTGCCATACACTGCGCTGGACGCTAACATCGGTTATTGAAGTGGTTTGATCAAATAGTATACTATCATACGATCCCGGGCCACCAATTACCGGTACTGAAGGCGGAGCGGTTCGAATTAATGGATCATATTGTGTAGTGGCTTCCCAGCCACCACCCTCGGGGTCGGTGTTGGTTTCAGTGAATACCAAAGTTCGACCATTTAGATTTGTTATTCCATCAATGCCCGATGGAAACTGTTTGAAAAATTCATCTACAAAAACATTGTTTAGTTGATCAAACTGTAAATTACATATTAAATCTACTTTGCCACTGGCAAACGTTATAGGGGCAAGATTATAGTAAAAATCCTGTGCTGTGGTCAAAGGAACATTGAAGGTCACTGTGCCAAGGTCTTCACCGTTGTTGACCACTCCCAATACATCTCGACTGCTGATGTTTGGTGTGGCAATCAACTTCCCGTCAACACCGGGATCAACCTGTATCCAAAATCTTGGCCCAGTGCCCGGCACAGCATCCACAATTTCTATGTTGCCTACCATGTTTCTCTGCAGATCGTTGCAGTAATACAGCACATCCGGAGCGTCTTGTGGCACAGTAAAAGTGATTTTTCCAGTCACGGCACCATTGTTGGTTACACCGTCAGTGTATTGATTGGTAGTTCCCAGTGTTGGTTCTGTCTTGATAAAGAACTTGTATTCATTTCTAACCAGTGTGAACACATAGGTATTTCCTCGCACCAGTTTTAAATTGGGATTGTCTTGATAATCAATTACAAATGCACTGATACCTTTGCTGCTGACACGAAAATTCACTGTTTCTTTGGCGTTTTGTGCAACGTCAAACTTATAGGTTCCTCCGCGAACCAAACGAATCACAGGGTTATTGCCTGTTTGTTCGCTGAAAGTATAGACTCCGTTTTCTCGTGTCACAGTGAATGTGTCAGTCAGCGGAATGTCCCCTGAAAACACATTAACAGAATCAGGCCCAGCAGGTAACCAGTAGTATTGACTGAAGTTTGCAAATTTGTCTAGGTCAATAAACGGATCCCAGGTGTAGTAATCGCTGGTATACAAACGATCTGAGTTGTTGGTGTACCCTCCTGCTAGTCCCACAGCATCGGTTATACCTGGATATGTGATGGCGTCTTGAACTTGATTGGTGTCATATTTTTTCAATATCACACCCGGTTCAAGTTGATAATTTGTTCTGACGTTGGTGGTTTCTTTGATGTATTCGTCGTTGGGATTTACACCAGGACCTACTCTACGTCCCACAAAGCCTTGAATGGTTGTGAAGGCAGGCTCTTGAACTAGTTGATCCAGCGTAGCTGAAAGAAACTGTTTGTTTGTAGAAGTTTGAAAAATCTCAGGTAAAAATTCTACTGTTCTAACTCTCGCCATATTAAATTACTCCACTGCCTGGGGCTGTTCGAATATTGGTGCTTGTCAAGGCTTCAATCACTTCAATGTTATTTACTGTCGCTGCATTTACAAAAATTTGGCTAGGTGCTGATCTTATTTCATACAAGTCGCCAAAACTCTTTTGTGGGTCCAATGGCACCAGCACCACCGAGCTGATGACTCCTCCCATTTGATCATGTAGGTAAGAGGCCAGTTCTGAAAAATAGAAAGTATCACCAAAGTCCCACTTGTCAATGCTGAAATATTCATTCATGTAAGTGACCACAAGATTTTTAATTTCACTCACACTGGCTGTGCTGTTGAATGCTTTGATCACTTTGATTGTGGCTCTCAGTGTATCGTCGGCTTTGTTGCCAAACAGCGGCTTGAACTCTACAGAATTCAAAATCACCGAGTCAGAAATCATTTTATAATCTTGCAAACCTTGATATGTAGTGGTCAACTCGTTTATGGTTGGAGGTGTTGGCTCAGGCACAGTGCCAGTGACATCTTGAATATAATTCTGATACGCTGTGTAATACTGTGCGGTTACCACGTAGATATCAATGATGTTGGTTGTCCCTGGATCAATTCTTGAAGTCAATGGGCTGTTATGTCTATATTGAAAATATAAATTTTGACGGCCAGTTCGTGCTAACCAACTGTTGCTGACATCAGTCAGCGTTCTCAATCCAGTGGCAGGACTTACTGCCAGTTGATAAAACAGTTGGCTTTGCGTGGCATAAAAAATTTGCCCGTTGACATACTGTTCCTTGACTAACTCGATGGCAGTTAGATTGGTGTATTCAGAATTTACTCGACCACTGACAACCAACAAATATCTTTCAAGATTGTCAAAGTCAACTGTCTTTTCTAAGAATACCAATTTGGCGGTTGGATCCACAGCAGGTGCAACAATGTCGTTGAAGAAATCAGGATTGTCGGGAACACCGTCGGCGTCAGAGTCTTTGAAACTTACCAACACTTGGAAGTCGTCAACATAACCATCACTGAGCACTGGTTGAGCAACAATGTTTAACACAGCGTCTTCGGCCAAGGGCAATGCACTGTCAGGTCTGCTGTTTGTTTTAAGAACGTTGATAAAGTCTTGAATCACTGTGCCAGTGCGACTGTCATAGATCTGTTGATCTCCGTAGTAGAAAAATCTTGTTTGCAACAGCGAAGCAAACACATATTCAAGTGCTCGCGAAGTCACTGTGTAAGTGCTACCGTCAGTCACAAACTGAACCAACCAGCTGGCGTCAAGATTGGCACCAGAAGTATTTCCGGCATCAGCTAAACTAAATGCTTGATCTTGGGCCAGGTTGGTTGATGTTATCAGATACCAAGAACCAGCAGTGCCTGTGACGTTGCCTTGACTGTCATATCCAATACCAAAATTTCTATTCAACAAAATTTGATCAGACATTTGTGTTTCAAAAGACAACGGCAAATCTGTTACAAAAATTGGAATTACTTCGGCAGCAATTGCCCCGGTGGGCACAAAATTGTTCAATACCACTGGCCCTAGTCCATTGGCAAAATTACCTAGACCTTCATTGGTGCCGTCTAGATAAATGCTGGTAGGGCTGGCCCAGATAACCAGTTTTTCATCAGCGCGAGTGGGCACTCCTGCTTTGAGTCTGTTGTTGGAATCAAAGTAAAAACCTGCCGGAGGAACAAATTTCACAAGACTTTCAACAGTGATATATTTTGTATTGCTGCTACCGGTTCCAACGGCCACTGGATTTCCAAGAGAGTTTTTAAAGTATCCAGTTGTGGTATTGGAAATACTGGTGCTTTGATTCCAACTCACACTCACCGGGATCAGACTGGGTCTGGGAAATTCAGCATAATAAAACTGCTGCATCAAACTGTTGCGCAACAATGGCTGAATTTGGTTGGCAATGATGTTGGCTACTTCGTTGTTGCTGGCATAGGTAAATTGAAAGCTGGGAGATCCATAGTTTTCATACAGTGCACCATCGCTGCCAAACACATTGGTTGATGCATATTTCCCTGTGCCATCGATCAGCTCAAGATATCTACTGGTGCCAATCGACGCACGATTCAATGCCTTGCTCTTGAGAATGGAGTTGTAGGCAGTAAATGGAAAATTGTTGTAGTCTTCGCCGTTGACCATGCGGTTTTGCGTGTAGTAACGAGCCGGTGCACGTTGCTTGATTTCGTCAATGGTTTCACGAGGTTGTGCATTTGAAACAGGTGTTGTGATTCCACAAGTAAATGTAATAGTTTCTAGCTGTCCTGTTCTGCTGATGTAGCTGATGGGAATCACGACGCTTTGCATTTCTTCAGGATTAATGATGTATTGCAATCCGTTGGAAGCACGCACATAAGTGCGGAACGTGCCCACCGGGATGGCACTGAATACACCATCACCAAAATTCAATGTGATCTGATCATTGGTTCTGCTGGTGATAGAAAACAGTCTGCGAACGCCAGGCTCGGTTTGTTCAGCTGCTGCTGCATACACGCTTTCTACAAATTGCCATTCGCTGGCCACGTTGCCTACATCATCAAGCTGATACAGCCAATGGTCGTCGTTGTTGCAGCCTTCAATATTGATGGGCACTGATCGATTGCTCACTCGGTCAGCAAGATTAAAGTCCTGACTCTGCAACACACCTTGTTTGAATAAAAAGAAATATCCTGTGTTGGCAGAGTTGAATCCCAGACTGTCGTTGCGAAATAAAATATTGAATTCGCCATCGGGCTGAGGACTAGGCTCATATACATAGTCTCTGTTGATGGTGGATGCGTTGACAGCTTCAAACGGCATGCTGATACCGTCCACTGTGGCAGTGTAAGGAATCACTGGCAAAAATCCTGGAACTAGATTCACGGTGTATTCTGCTGTATCAACACCCAAAATAGTTGTTCTGTTCACAGGGCGCCCAATGCGCTGACTGCTGACCAAGCTGGCATTGATCACTGCTGCAAACTGCTCTTGCCAGTTGAAGTTTGTGGGGTCTGCCCAGTTAATGGTAACGTTGGCTAGATCAATACCGTTGACATCTATGACATTTTCTGTTGTTGTTACAGAAAAAATCTTGAGATAGCCCGATGCTGAAGTGTTACGCTTGGGTGTATAGCTGACCAAGTTGGCCAAGCGCACAACGCTGTCTCTGCGTTCAGCAGTGTCAAGATAGTTTTCTCTGGCGTTTAAGTCGTTGCGGAAAGCCAAACTTTGGCCCATAAACGCAATAATGTCCAGCAAAGCAATGAATTCTGAACTTTCAATGTAGTCATTGAATGTTTCGGGATAGTAAAGACGAAGGTAGTCAACAAAACTTTTTCTCAGAGTTTCAAAATCGTAGCTTTGAAAGTCTGCTTCGCGATAGGTCTGATAGATTCTTTTCCAGTCCTCGACCCCAAATATAGCGGTTTGTCTAGTAGTCTTAGCCATAGTAGTCCATTATTGTTTTATTTATGGAAACTAAAAACGGCGTAGTTAAACGTAGCTAGCGGTTCGTGTGTTTTGATCGAAGAATATTGCCAGGCGTTGAGGTTCTGTGCTGGGCACCAATATCAGTTCTACCTGCAGTAGAATTCCGTTTTGTTGCGGAAAAATTTCAATGTTGGAAATCTGTATGCGAGGATCGCCGCCAGCCAGTCTCTGCAGTTCGTTGATCATGGCTTGATCAGTTTCTTCGGACTGATTTTCAAACAAGTTGTCCCAGATGATAGTGCCAACTTGAGGGCGGCCCGGTATCTGACCTTGACGTATGTTGATAGCATTTAAGAAATCACGTTTGATCAATGCTGAATCGGTCAATGTAAACTTTTTGAATTGACCTTGTGTATTAAATCCAATGAATGCAGGCATGACTGTATTTAACTTGATTGAGATCCAGGTGCGAAACGGAAAATACCATTTTCATCTGTGTTTACAACAGTCACAGGAACCCGAACAATAGTGCCGTCGGGTTGTAGCACTGATGTGGTATTTGCTTCTTCGGTTACCGCTGCAGGAATGTCAGTGTATTGTGGCACGGGCACTTTAGGATTGCCAATGATATCGGCCACTGCTTGATCAATGGTGTCCCGTTGTGCTTCAAAAGGTCCAGTGGGCACAGTGTCTAAAAGATTCAAGTCTTCTCCGTAGAAATCTTCAAAGTCAATGGCATATTGACCCTGTCGGGCAGCAGTAGACAATTCATCAACTTGTGCACTGTCAGCAAAACCATCTACCCATTGAGTCACTGAGTCTACCCCGTAAGTGGTTGCTGGCTGCACAAATGTGGCTGTGTATCTTGGGGGTTCGTTTCCTTTTAGCACCCCGCGATCAACCAGGCCCGTGTATGCAGCAATTAGCAATCCCACCTGCACCACATTCTGTAGAGTTTTATTGCTGAGGTAATCGTTGACTGAGTTGGTTCCAAACTGTCCAGTCCAGGTTGCAGAAGACTTTAGCACAGTGGCCGGGGGCACACCAGTGGCTATCAAATTCAATGCAGCAGGATTAACCAGACCGCTGGCCACCAGAGACGCAACACTTTGTCCATAAGTGCCCACACCTCGTGTGGGACTACCTAGCTCAACTCCTAGATAAACTGGAAGATTGCTTTCGTCTAGTTCCCACCCTGGATTTAAATTGCCATTATTGTCGTAGGCTCCATATCTGCCGGAATATTCAGCTGCCATTTGTGCAGTCATCACAGTGACCTGTGACTGTGACAGCGGTCCTGCTGGTGCAACAGCCAGAGGTTCTGCAGCAACCTGTGATAAAGTCACCGGATCTGTTATTGATCGTTGTTCGACTTGAGTGTAAATTTGTCCAGCAGCACTTTGTGAATCTGGTATTTCAATTGTGACGGGATTCAAGTTCACACTGACATTGGCACCTTGGCCGTGACCCACAAATGGTTCGTGAGTGGGTGCGCGAGTCACTATGGTTTCTAATTTGCCTGGGAATGATGTCCAGCCGCGAGTAGTTACAAATTCAGTGTCTGGCAATTTGGTATTGGGTATCGAAGGTGCTTGTGGCACTGAAGCTGCTTGACCTCCGTTGAGGTTAATCAAACTTGCTTGAAAAGTCATTTGAGAGCCACTTTTCATTGAAGCAGATTTTCCTTGCAGGGCCAGTGTGCCATCACTGCGCAGGCCCAAAAACTGTTTAGATGACACCAGTGTAGTTTTTTCACTGTTCAACAACAGATTTTCTCCGCTATCAATCAATGTTGCTTTGGCACTTTTGATTCTAATGGTTCCGCCGCTGAACATGTTGATGCCTTTGTCGGCATGAAAGTTCAATACTCCTTCACTTCTTAGATTGATAGAATTGGTTGAATACACATCCACAGTGCCAGACTTGCCAAATTCCATCCAGGTCTGGCCGTTGGCATGAGTGA